GCTATTGCCAGCTCAGAAACCCTACTTCCGAAGTTATACTTCCGTCTAAGGTCACCAGTCGAAAGACTACTGTTGTCATCAGCTACTCCCAAACCTACAGGTTGGGCACTCGCTAAATCAAATAAATCAGCCATTTGACTTACTCCTATTCTATTTAGGGTTTAGCAGATGGCTAATAACACTTAGCTATTAACCAAATGCGTTTTCTAGTTCCTTGTCAATCCCCAGTATAGAATCAAACAATTGTCCTTCTTCAGAAGTTTCTACTTTCGCAGAACCTGCTGTTGCAAGTGATTGTGGTCGTTCTTGAGTTTTTTGAACTTTTTGAACGGCTTGTGCACCTGCATTTTTGGCAATATTTTGCTCTCTTTGTCCTCTATTTTTTAAGTAGTAAATATCATCCAATGATAATGATTGATTATCAGCAAATTGTCTAAACTCATTCCATTCAGCATCATTCATTTCATGTTTTTGACGAAAATCATTGATTTGCCTTTCAAGAGTAAACTCTTTCTTTTGCTTATCAAGTTCATTCGACAACCTTCTTTGAACGACACCTTCAATAGTAGTGTTTAAAACTTTCGCTGAATCACTATTAGGATTAGTTACTGCTTCATCAGGGTCAAAGACAAAATCTTCACCAAGATTCAGTTTTTCTACCATACTTTTCGGGGTTTGACCACCACCCTCAAAATAATCTCTTATGTGAGAGGTTAAATTGGGGTCTTTACGCATCTCATCAAGAACAGGTAAGTATGGTTCAAGTTCAGAGAGTCGTTGGTTAAGACGTTTCCCTTCTGCACTGGAATCTGAATACCTTTTTTTGAGAGTCTCGATGTCCTCTTGCTGAGCTTCGGTAGCTGTTTCTTCAACTACTTGTGTGTTATCACTTTGAGTTTCTGAGGCTTCTGAAGTTTCATTTTTAATATCGTCTACAATACCACCATTGACTTCTTGCTCTAATTGACCAAAAAAATCTTCTGCGGAGTCATCTGAAATAAAACTTTCGGGGGCAGAATTAACTTCTGCGTTGCCTACTTGTGCTTCTTCCATATTTTATATAGCCTTTATTTTAATTAATAATTTACTTTTTTTCTTTGCTTTCTTGCAAATTCTTTTTTTTGTCTTCATCTAAGAGTCTTCTGTAAAATTTTTGTTGAGCTTTTGTCTCCATAACATCTTTATCAACCTCTTTAGAACCTGTGTCAATATTATGTCTTATTCCTGCTTGTACTAATTGTCTAGTCAATGTTTCTACTGTACCTTGTTCGTCTTTTACTTTTTCTGTTAATTGCTCAACTTGACTTTGTAATTGAGAATATAATGATTTTCTTTCAATAATATTATCTTTTCCTCTTACGTCAGTTTCGGATAGCATAGCTATATCATCAATTAAACCAGCTTGATACCATCTGAAGTACTCTTCAATTAATGCCCATCTATTGACTGGCATTGATGCTCCTGCTACTATTCGTATATCAAATCTAGCACTAGCATAATCAGACCACTTATTTATTTCCTCTCCATAATCATTATAGATAGGAATATTAATTCTTGTTTCTTTTTCAACATAATCACCACCAGCGTTTGGCTGAACAATTCTAAACACTTTATCAACATTATAATGCGTTTGGGCAAGTTCTTTAAATGCGATTCCGAGATGCTCTAAGCCAGGTTCTAAAACAGAACCCATCCATGCTTTAATTCTTCTAGTTCCAAATTCATCATTTGCTAAAAGACCTCTATAAGTATCTGGTTGTTGAGTTGTAAAACCCATCATTGAGCTTGGTATACCAGCAATATATTCCATATCACCTTTGCCTTGCTCTGTGATTGTATAGAAAGCATTATTAATTGCTGCTGGTAATATTGGTGTGGGAGGGGTAAATCCTTGTCGGTATTTTAAAAGAGCACCTGGAGCAGATGAATATTGTTCCCATTCATCCTCAGGTACAGAGCCTTCTTCGTACATCCATCTAAGATTTGAAGCCAAATTTGCATTGTGAATCATTACTTGATGAGCTTTATTTATTTCTTGTTGCTTTCCTATCATTGGAGATACCGCTGACATTGGATAAGGTGTTCCAGTATACAAATAAGGAACAGGAACTATTGGATATTCTTTTATAGGTAATAAATATTCATACAAAGCAACATTAGAGCCTAACGTACAAGTAACTTTTATTCTTGTTTCAAAGTAATCTGCTACATCAACAATAGATTTAACTACTTCTTCGTTCTGAATTAATATTTCATATTCCTCTTTACTAACTACTTTTTCTTCGACTTTATTCAATCTTTCTTGAGTAGCATATTCAATCTCAGCTCTTTTTTGTTCTATGCCATCTATTAATTCATCTTGAGCTTTTTTAATTTCAAGTTCAGCTCTGTCTTGTATAATCTCACCAGCATTTAATGCATTTTCAATTTGAATAATTCTTTCTTTTGTTGAAACAGCTAATTCTTCTTCAAATGATTTTAGTTTCTTTTGAGCAACTTGCTTTACTGTGTCAATATCTTGCTTAGTAGGATAAACTTTTATTTTTATATTAACATAAGGAACACGAGTTTTCTCATAGCATTCATGGTATGCTATAATATCATCTCTATCCCCTGAAGGAGAAACGCTAGTAACAATATCTTCAGGAATAATAGCGTCAGAATCACCTCTATCTGCTTGAGAATAAGCTTCAATACTTCCTTGTTCGGTTGCTTTTGCAATTTTTCTTGAGTGCTCTGGGAACATATTTTTTAATTGTTCTCTAGTTAAAGTTTTTCTAACAATAATAAATGAAGCATCTCTTAATAAGAAATCACGACTCATTGGGTCGGGAAAAACATCATAAGGGTCTATTTTTTTAAAGACAACATCACCCTTTCCATTGTCTAAATCTTTATCAATATCTACAAAGAAATAACCAACACCTTTGGTTAAAGAATCCAATATAACATTAGAATAAATAGCTTTACCATTGGATAAGCTCCAGCAATATTCAGCTATATCGCTATGGACTTGAGCAATATTAGTATCACTACCTTCAACAGCTACAGCTTTCCATTTTGGATTATTAGCTGTAACGAAATATTTCATTGTTTCAATAATAGGAGTAATTCGATTAATTTCAAATGTAGGCATTCCTGATTCTCTTAATGTTTCTAATTCATCTTGAGTTAGTTGTTCATTAAGATAGAAATCAAATCCTTTTTGGCTATCAGATTGCCATTTAATTCTCTCTTCAGAATTAGAAGAGTTCCACATTTGATAAATTCGTTCTGCTTTGTTAGTTCTAGCCATTTTATTGTCTCATCAAACTTTGTTTAAGTAGAGAAAGCGTACTTCTGTCTTTAGGAGCATGTTTTTTATAATTAAATTCTTTTGCCTCTAAATCACCCATTCTAGGGTATTTTGTTCCCCAAAGACTATTGCCACCATGAACCTCATAGTCTGTGTCTATAATATTCCCGTAAGGAGTATTAACTACACTTTTAAAATAACTACCTGCATCAGTCGATGTTTCATTAAGGCTAGAAAGAGAACTATCTTGTGATATTTTACTCACAGTACCTCGTTTTCTAACAGGTGTGGCTGTTACGGTTACTCCCAATCCATCTTCTGCGTATTTATAACTTAATGGATTTTCTTTAGGTAATAAAAACCTTTCGTCACCTTCTTGTTGTATATCTAAATGCGATGATTTAAGATTAACTCTTTTATTTTCTGCTTCTCTTGCAGCATCGTAAAAAGGTTGCGCAGCTATTTTGTATACCTCTTCTTCTTTAAATTTTGGTTCTTGTATTTTATCCCAAAGCTTCTGTCTTGCTTTAGAAATCAAACCACCTTTACGACCTTTACCTGGCATTATTTCTTTTTACCCTTTTTATTTGTTTTCTTTTTAGGGGGTTTTACTTTTTTTTTATATTTCATTATGAAACTAACCATCCTTTTGCTTTTCTTTTTGGTTTATACCACTCCCTAGTCTTAGATTTTTGCTTCATATTAGGGGGAAAAGCATGTAAAAGTGCATAAAATAATGTTTCAATGGTGTCATCGTGAGCCATTCTTGCACCGAATGTAACAATTTCGTGTTCTAAATCAAACATTTTTTCTCTTAAATGTATAGTTCCTGTACTAAAACGACCAGAAAGACCCGAATATATCTTATTTCTCTTCTCTCTGCCCCCTGGTTTCTCAGGAATTACACTAATTTCAAACTTATTTTCTATTCTTCTTCTTTCGTTTAAAGATTGGAAAACTGACCTATTCATAGCTACATCTTCTACAGTTGAGGATACACAATGATATTTTTGATGTAATTCCATTATCCAATCAACAACTCCCTTTTTACCTACTATATTATCTTTGCCATCTCGACCAGCTACAGTAGGTATTGACCTATGACGTTCATACTCTAAAACGTATACTTCATTTTCAGGAGTGACAGCAACTGCCATTATAACCGAGAAATCAGAAGACTTAGTATTAATATCTGTTGCAGGGTCACAACCAACAAAACAATTGACTGGAACCTTTTCTCCTTCGATAACAATATAGTTAATGCCCTCTTCATGCTGATAATATCCTTTCCAATATTTTATGTACTTTCTGCCCCAAACGGCTTCATCTTCATTTTGAACTTCTAATTCGTATTCTTGATAATATCCATGTATTCTACCAGCTTCCTCATATTCCTTCTTCATCGTATTTAATCTTTTTCGAGGAAAATACGAGTTCCAAAGTACACCACCTGGCATTTCTGGTTGAGTAGATTTATAACTAATTACATCCCAAGTATACTCATCTTTATTCTCAGCTTTAGCATAACCATCTAGTATGTTTTGACATAAACTATCGAAATGGACAGGAGTTCCAGCAAATATTAATCTACCAGTATGTAAATCAAGGGCAGGTTTGACACCATTATATACAATGTTCTTAATCTTCTCTCTAGCATCTTGGGTAACAGTGTTTGTTTCACTCTCTGTGTCATCAAGTGCTACTATATCATAACGCTTACCTAAGTAGTTCTCACCTCTTACACTAGAAAGGTTTGAACGGCTTATTAACTTAGCCCCGGTTGAAGTTACTATATCCGTCTCAGTCCACTTATCTCCTACAACATTACCAAAATAATATTGCAATAACTCATTTGACGCAAAGTGTTGTTTGATATATTGAAGATTTAATATCGATTTTCTATGGTTATCAGATACCCAAGCTATAAACATCAACTCATCTTTGTCTTTAAATAAGATTTTATGCATAAGGAATGTTTTAAATAGCTGAGTCTTTCCACTTCCTCTAGGCAAAATCAATGCTAAAGATTTAGTTGTAGGCTCTAATAGAGAATCTCCTATTTGATAGTGGAATGGAGGGGATTCAGATTTACCAAAATCGCCAGGAAGAAATAGTTTACCAAAAGCAATTAAGTCAGTCTTTGCTAACTCTAATACTTTCTCGGCTTTATCCACATTCTGACTATTGATATTAGCCATTATTTTCTATTACGTTTCCAAGTCAAATATTCTACTCCCTCATTAGGTTCAAATATAGTAGTAACCAATCGAGGGTCATCGTCTGCATATTGAGGGTCGATAATCGTTACTGGGCATTTAAATACATTTTGGTCAGGTAATCCTTTTTCCTCTGCGTATCTATCAAGCTCTTTGTAAGATGCAATCCTTAACGCATGAGAAATCAATCCACTTGAAGGGTCTTTTAATACTTGATAACCACTTACATGGGTATGACCTGCTGTTAAGATATGGTCACGCCAACCCATTTGAATAGCTTTCACTAATCCATGAGCAGTGTTCCACATTGAATGACCTGCAAAAGTATGTCTTGCATTTACTCTAACTTGCTTTTTGTTAGGGAAAATTAGATTCATTCTGACACCATTATTATTAAAGATACCATTTTTTTGACTACACATCCATTCTAATGGGTCACCTGAGCCACTCCAAGCATCGTGATTACCACCAACTAGATATAACCAATCAACTTTTGTTATAAAGTGTTCAGTTAGCCTCCATGATTCTTTTGCTGATGTAGATTGTTCTCCATAAAGACGAGCCAATCTTCCAATCCAGTTATTTTGATTATCGCCTATATTACCTGCAAACATTCCTTCTGTCTTTTGAATTAAGTCTGCGTGCATTAGCAACTCAGCAATATTTGTACCATCATCGTCTATATGAGGGTCACCGAAATGAGCTATCCCAACAGGTCCATCTATATTGATTTTAATGTTGAGTAATCTTTCATGATTCTTAGCTTTACTCTTTAAAGCAAATTTCTTTATTCTATTTTCAATCAAATCGCCTATTGGCTCATTACCAGTAGAATAATCTTCAACAGAGAAATCTTCCTCTATTTTTTGCTTTTTTATTATGGCTTTCCACTTCCTAATAGTTCTAGGGTGGACACCCATTACTTCAGCAGCATATCGATTATTATATTTATCAGCTAATTCCGCACCCTTTTTATAATCATTTATGCCGAATTTATGGTTTGATTCCCGCATCGCCATTATTTTTCTCCTTCAGTTAGTTCTTTTCTTTCTGCTTGTTGCAACTGTTTAGGTGAAAATCCTTGAAACATTCCAACTATACCAACATCTTTCTTGGTAGTAGGTGTAGATGTTCCAATAATCTTACCTAATTCTTTTAAAGACTGAAGGACAACATTGTCATCTTCTCCAGTGTCGGCTAAAACTTTGAGTCTCCTTAATACATATTCGTGGTCAATCCCTAATCCTTTTGCAATATCCACGACTCCTTTTTCTACTTCATTCATAATTCTTTCCTGTTTTAATAGTAAGACTGCTTTCTTCTTTGCTTTATTATAATCATCTTCTTTATATACATTCTTTACAGCAGTAACAGCATCTTTACCTACAATAACTTCTGTGGCAAAAAGCTTTTCCTTTTTAGTAATATTCTTTCTTTTTTTAAAATTTGCATTTGCTTGTTTTAATTTTTTTGAAAATGTATATCTATTTGGATGTAAATCAAAATCTGTGTCCATATCAGTTGAGTCATTTAGAAGAAATGTACCAACAACAGTACGAACATATCCTTTATGAGCTTTCCAGTTTTTTCTATCACTTGGGTGGGAGATACCACTTCTTTTTAGTATCTGTACGACACCTCCATCATCTGCGATGACCCAATCTCCTTCTTGTGGGTCTTCTTTCCAATCTTTAGGAGTTACACCTTTTTTTTGTTTTTTAAATTCATCAATATTATCGTATACAAAATGTGTTACACCTTTTATTTTTCTATAATCCATTTACCTCTGCTTTTAACTTCTCTAATTGAGTAGCTAATGCATCTATTAAATCATACACTCTTTTTGGGATTACATACGCATTTCCATCTATATCAATAAATGTTTTTGCATTATTATTCTCATTAGAGAACTCTCCCAACGCCTCATTAAGCTCCTCAACGCTTTTATTTTTTAAATTATTTATTAATTCAGCCATTATGGAATGTAGATATGCCCACGTTATTTTTCAAAGAAAAAAAAATTATAATTTTTGGGATTGCCACTTGGCTATTTTGTCTAAACACGCTTGGAGATTTTCAAAAGTAATTTTATTAGAATGAAAAGCCATCCTGACTTTAGTTTTCTCTTTAAGCGAAAGACCCTCCATTTCCATCTCCAATAAACCTTTGATAAACGCAGTTTCACTTTCAGTCAACTCCTGTATCCTCCGTACTACTGTATACTACTGTATATTATATATATTTCATCTCTTTCTCTTTTCCCACCCGCGCACCCTGAAAGCTAAAACTTTGTCAAATTCTAATCAAGAGAAAAAGTGAGAAAAAATAAAATTTCCGAAAAAATAGGGGGCAAATGCGGGACACACATATTCACAGGGGACACCCCCCTCATATCCCTTTTCCAAATATGAGATTTTCGTTACAATTCAATTATGTTCAAAGAAAGAAAGGACAAATCTTATGAACTCAATAGAAAAGACCTACAATGGTCGTATCTCTTCAAAAGGCAATGGTGTATTCTATAGCCCTAACCAAACTCTCAATGGTTTCTCTACTTTACCTACCGAAGCTACTGAGAAGTTGCAAACTATCTATAGACCTTCAACATCTCCATCTGATTTCTTGGAACAATACCCAAGATTGATTGTGAAGATGCAAGCTGATGGTTCTTATGATTTGAATAGCGATGTAGTTTGTGTTACCCCTAGTGGTGAGTTGGTCAAGATAGACGAAGTTGATAGCTCTGATATCCCAACTCGCAATGTTGTGAGCTCCGATGACAACGATGATAGCGTAGCCTAGTCTCACATCCTTAGATAGCCTCTTGCACTCCGAAAGGAGTGTGAGGGGTTTATCTTATGTCCCAAAGACTTGTCAAAGCTTCGCTTTGTCTATTTTATTGTTCTCTTCGTTCACATTTTCCCCTAATAAATAACCTCGGATAAAAACATATGTCATTAAATTTTGACATCTATTGCAAAGTATGGGTTGTGCTTGTTAAAGGCACTTCACACTTGCTCTATTATTCTGTGTCCAAGCAACAATGTTTGGATTATATGAATAACGTGGGCTAATAACCTGTGATAGATTAAAATTTGAATAAGATTCGGAGTCCTGTCGCAGGGCGAGAGCTACTTGGCAACGGAAATGCTCTCAATTAACGCATTTTTAAATCACACTAAAGGAGTCTAAAATGACTATTCCAACTGATATTGTTTTAGCTTTTATTCTATTAGTAATGTTCAATTTCTTGATGAATCTATATCTATTTTATAAGTGGCATCAAACGATTGAAGATTATGATGAATTAGAGCAAAGTATAAAATCTTAATAAGAGTGGTGTAAAGTAAGATAGCACCCCAATACACGAACCAATGATGTAATGATAATTATTGGTCTTACAAAACTTATGTAACGAGATAGCTCTTGCTATCGTTGTCTGGGGAAAGGCAGGTATTTGTTTTAATATATTATCCTTTAGTGTGTTCTAAAGATACCTGCCAAAATATTAAATAAAAGATTTGGTTTGTGAACCTGAATAATTCCTTAAACACGGGGATAAGGGTCACATAGTGCAATAGGTTAGCGACCTTTAATAAGCTGTCAACGTGCAAGTGCATGAGATGGCTTTAGCATAAAGTGTGGTTGATGTTTAAATAAACACTAAGAGTGTTAATGCTGACATTGACGTACAGGTGGGAAGACGTTCCCGTTCTTAGGAGTCCTGTCAAACCAAACTTATTTTAAGATAGAATAATTAATAAAGGAGAAATGATATGACTATTGCAGTTGAAACTATAACTGGAGATAGAGATACTGATGCTCTACTTCATGATGAAGAGATAGCACAATACCGTGCACCTGGAATAATATGTGATTTAGATGGTACATTAGCACTAAAACATAATAATAGAACTTGGTTTGATGCATCTACTTGTGATGCTGATTTAATTAATGAACCAATAAAAGATTTAGTAAATATGATGTGGTCATCTCACCATATTATATTTTGTTCAGGTCGTGAAGATAAGTATAGAGAGCCAACGATGAAATTCTTGAACAAATGTTTTTCTAATAAAATCGAAGGACATGACTTTGATTTATTTATGAGAGAAACTGATGATTTTCGTAAAGACTCTATAATAAAGCATGAACTGTATTATGCTCATATCGAACCCAGATGGAATATTCATATAGTATTAGATGATAGAAAGCAAGTCGTTGATATGTGGCGTAATGCTATTGGCTTAACAACGCTACAAGTAGCAGAAGGGAATTTCTAATGCCTGATATTTATGATATGCAACAAGACGCTTATCCAAGCACATCTGAAATAGATGAAATAATGTCAATGGTTAATAAAGACTGTGAACACAAAGACATTATTAAAGAAAGACACTATTATGGAATAATGGATGAGCAGTTCTATTATTATTTTAAATGTGATAGCTGTGGTGAAGAAATAGAAGACTTAGAACCTGATGAAGACTTAATGAGGGACAGATGAAAAGAAAAGCTTACGAAAGAAATAGAAGGCTAATGCCTGGATTCAAAGTTAAACCATTAAAGAAAATGAGGAAAAATATGTCAGTTGAAATAACAAAAGAAAAGTTTGATGAGTATAAAGAAGTGCAAATGAGTGGTGCATATAATATGTTTGACCCACAAGCGAGAGCTATGACTGATTTAAGCAAAGAAGAATGGGTTACTATAATGCAAGAGTATGAGAAACTTAATGAAGCTTGGGGTGATAAAGATGAAAGTTAAAGGCAAAAATATATATAATAATGAACAAGCACTTGAGTTTGCTAAATCTGTAAGAGGTCAGTATATTCTGTCTCAAGCATTAACCATAGCCAGTAACATATTGAAATCATATGAAACTGAATTTGATAAATATGATAAAGATTTCGATTTAATAGAAAATAAAAAAGACCACCAAATCACTAAATGGAATACATTATCTGCGAGGTGTGAACCTAGCAATAGAAGTGATATGGAGTTTTTACTGGCAGCATTCCCATTGTATATGATACATCAAGCAGATATATGGGTAAATGAAGGAGAGAGGAGAAGAGAAGAAGATGAAAACTCTGAAGAATAAAAGTGAACCAGTAGTAGTTGAAAGACTACAAGAGGTATCATTGAAAGAATTAAAAGCTAAATACCCCGATAAAGTAATTGATGCATACGCAGAAGACCAAAGACTAGTAGTAATTCTAGATACCTGCCGTTTAAAATTTGATGAAAGAGTACCACAAAGAGGTGGAAACACCTACGGTGCTCTTCATCGTAAATAAGGAGAACCATTATGGGATTCGATTTATATGGATTAAATCCAACTGTTAATAAAAAATATCCAGCTAGATATAATGAAATCATGGAAGAATATGGAACAGATAGTGGTTTTATAGACTGGAAAAAAGACATACCTGAAGATATTAAAAATGAATACTTTGAACTAAAAGACCAGTATAGTGAAGATAATCCAGGTGATTACTTTCGCAATAATGTATGGTTTTGGAGACCTTTGTGGAGCTTTGTTTGTGCAAGTTGTGAGGATTTCCTATCTGAGAAAGATATGAATGGTGGCAATTTTAATGATGGTCATAAAATATCTAAGACTAAAGCTACAAAAATAGGTAAAAGATTATCTAAAGTATTAGCTGATGGAACAGTTGATGGTATTGAAAGAGATTATGCATTGAGAAAAGCAAAAGCAGATGTTCATAATAAAAATGTTCAAAAGCAATTAGATAAAATATCAAAAGAATGTAAGGATAAGCATGGAAAAGATTTAGTACCTGCTAATTATCCTGAACCATATAAGACTCAATGGGATGATATGTATTCTAATAAATCTTGGGATTCAGATTATCCTTTTAATAAAGAGAACATAGAATATTTTGCAAAGTTCTGCTTACAATCTGGAGGATTTGAAATATGTTAGTTAAGGAGCTGATAGTAATGCTTCTTGAACTTGACTTAGATGCTACAATAAATATGTCAAGCGATGATGAAGGTAATAGTTATGGTGATATTGACAGAAGTGTGGCTGAAGGTAAATTACAAAGAGATGGTCAAAGGGTATATTCATTATACCCTATTGACTCTCAATGCCCATCGGAGATATTTATTTATGACAATGACAAGTAGTATAGCAGCGTATATAATAATATTTGGTATTATATACTTTTTAATAAAAGCAATAGAGAAAATTAAAAGGGATTTTGAATGAGAAATAGAGTAAAAAGATTATTAGCAGAAGATGACAAATATAAGAAGTCAGATTACGCTTTAATGGCTCGTATATGGTGGGATGACCTTAAAGTATTACATTATGGTACTGTTGCAGATGTAACAGCAATAGAGTTTTTAGAGCATTTAGTGAATGGTGACTTAACAAAATGGGAAACAGCTACTCGTATAAGAAGAAAATTACAAGCTAAATTCAAACAGCTTAGAGATGAAGAAACATACAAAGGTAGAAAAGCTGAAGAAACTAAATGGAGAGATAGATTTTCTCCTGCTTCAATGATATATGAGAGTGATTTAGAAAATATAACTTGACTCTAAATCTTAATATTGTTAAGTTTAGGGCGTATTTCGTGGAGGAAATATGATTAATGTCGAACAAATTTACGCATCTTACTTAAAAGAGAAGAACGAGAAAAATAGAGAAAAGTATAAAGAGTTCTCAGGCACATTTAGTGCTTCTTCGGCAGGAAATTGTTTTAGAAAACAATATCTGAAAAGTAAAGGTGTAGATGAAATACCTATGGAAGATAGAGTAATGAGATTACTCAGATTGGGCACAATTGTTCATGAAGATTTACAAGAAGGTATAAAGCATCACTTTAAATCATCACCAGATAAAGATAGATACGATATATATATTGAGCATCAGGTAAAGATTCCTGAGCTAAATGTTATAGGTCATCTTGATTTAGGAGTGTATGATAAAGAGACTAATGGTCTCAAAATTTATGATGTCAAAACTTGTGCATCATATAAATGGAGAATGAAATTTGGTAGAAAACCTGATAAAAATGGTAGCCCAAATTACAATCTTCAAGTTGGAACATATTCATTTGCATTAGGTGAAGAATTAGAAACTACAGATGT